GCGGCGGGAAGCAACGCCCTCAGCGCCCCCAGCGTCCTCAGCGCCCTAAGCACAAGGTCACTCAAGCGAGCAAGCCGCAAAAACCAGCGGGTACCTCGCGTCACACGGCGGGCAAGGCGCACCACGGCGCTGGCGGGGGTGGCGGGCGCAGCACTAAGCGCGGGTTCACTGACGGGATTGCATGTTGCGCGGCCGAGGCTCTCGCCGCGTCGCTGCGGTGGCAGGGCTGGCCGGTCGGTGACGCTGACGTGCTGGCGCTGTACCGGCTGACTGCCGATCACCCTGACGACGGTGCTGTCATCGAGCACACGCTGGAGATGGCTGCCACCCACGGCCTGGCGGGCGCACGGCTCCTCGAATTCAGGCTGGACTCTCCTGGCCCGCCGCCGCCCTGCATTCTCGGCGTGGACTGGCCCGGCCGCCACACTGTGTTCGATGACGGCCTGCACTGGTGGTCGTGGGGCATCGAGTTCGAGCCGTGGGCTGCCACGATCGAAGAGGCATGGAAGGTGCGCTGGGAGCTTCCGGCTTCTATGCTGTGACCAGGCGTGGCCGCCGCCGCTATTTGCGTGAGCGGAGGTGGTAGTGGCCATGGGGCTTGCTGATCGCATCAGTATCGAAACTCGGACGATCGGCGGGATGCCCTGGCAGTTACCACCCCTGGCGGAATCCGTACTGGAAATTCAACATCGGTGGGCCGACCCATCCTTCACGGGAAACCCAGGGCCAGGACTCGGTACTGGCGCTCGGTGCCTGCTATTCGGCGATCAGGTTCATCGCCGACCAGATCGCCTCCCTGCCGATCAAGGTGTACCGGCAGCTGCCCAACGGGGACAGTGAGCGGATCTTCTCCACCATGCTGCTCGGCTCGCCCGTCGCTGGCGGTGGCCCGCAAGTAAGCGGCACGCTGTATGACTGGATGTTCACAGGCTCCACGTCGGCGCTGCTGCACGGCAACGCCTGGGGCCTGATCACCAACCGGGGTGGCATCCCCGGTCCTGACGGGCTCGGCCTGCCGACCGGCATAGCGTGGCTCCCCGCCGACCGGATGGACGTTCAGGACGACGAGATGCAGCCCGAGAACCCGGACCGGGCGCGGATCTACTACAAGGGCCACCTGATGGAACGCCAGGAGCTGGTCCACCTGAAAGCGTTCAGTGTCGCTGGCCGGGTCGAGGGCGTCAGTCCCCTCAAGGCGTTCGCCCTGCTGTGGGGGCAGGGCATTGATGCCCTGAAGTATTCGGCTGACTGGTTCTCCAATGGCGGTTTCCCGCCCGGCACCTTCCAGAACATTAACGAAGAGGTCAACGACCAGCAGGCGAAGCAGATCCGGCAGCGGCTCACCGACACGATCCGCATGCGGCAGCCGCTGGTCTATGGCCGGGACTGGGATTACAAGGCGCTCACCGTCCCGCAGAACGAGGCGGCGTTCATCCAGGCGATGCAGCTGAACGCCACGCAGGTCGCGGCGATCTACGGCGTGCAGCCGTACCGGGTCGGTGGCACCCGCAACGACGGGCTCACCTACTCGAACGTCACGATGAACCTGCTGGACGAGCTGATCACCACGCTCCGCCCGTGGCTTACCCGGTGGGAACATCTGCTCACGATGCTGCTGCCCGCCACCCAGTTCGTGAAGTTCGATGTCGATGACCTGCTGAAGATGGACCCGCACACCCGCACCCAGGTGTATGAGATCCAGCGGAACATCGGCACACGGACGGTCAACGAGATCCGCGCCGACGACGACAAGCCGCCGATCGCCGGCGGTAACGAGCCGATACCGCTGCCGGTGCTGAACCGCATGCTCGGCACCACCCGCACCATCCCGAAGAGCTACATCCCGCAGGTCACCATGGAAGCGCAGCTGATCGCCGACCTGATCGAGAAGATGGAAACCGAGCACCCCGACCAGGTCAACCCGATGACCGCCGGGAAGCCGCCGTTCACCGCATCGCCGCAGCAGTACCTGGCGAAGCTGATCACCCAGGTGCGGTCCGGCCAGATGTTCGGCCCACCCGACGCCCCCGTGGCTGACAGTGACCGCAAGTCGGCGGTCACCATGCTCCATGCCTATGAGCGCCGGGGCGACCTGACCCCCGCTGAGGCGGCGCAGAGAATCGCCGCCGTGAGTGCGGCGAGGACCACGGGCGAACTGGCGCAGTTGTTCGAGGGCCTGCCGCACCTGACCGATGGCATGGCACCATCGGTCCCGCGCCGCTCTGATTTCGGGCCAGCCGAATACCGCGCCTCCGACACCGACCGTGAGCACGCCCGTGAACTGCTCGCCGTCCACGCGGCGGCGGGCCGGCTGCGGGGCCATGAATTCGATGCGCGATCTCTCAAGGCGTCAGAGGCCGTAACCTGCGGAGATCTTGATACATTGTTCGCAGATCTTCCCGTTGTGGAGCAGGCCGCGTCCACAACGGAAGAGGACCACAGGGACGCCCAGCCCCTGTTCGGCCCGGCCGCGCTCGCCCTGCTGCACGGCAAGGCGGAAGACTTCGTCCCGGCGGCCAGGGCCGCCATGAATGGGAAGGCGCACTAATGGCGGCCATCTCGACTTCCGAGGCCAACGACCTCCCGGACAGTGCCTTCGCTTACATCGAGCCGGGAGGCACCAAAGACCAGGAGGGGAAGACAACTCCCCGCTCGCTGCGGCATTTCCCCGTCCACGACGCCTCGCATGTCCGTAACGCCCTCGCCCGCGCCAGCTCGTCCCCGTTCGGGGACAAGGCGATGGCCAAGATCAGGACGATGGCCAAGAAGTTCGGCGTCCACGTCGGCGAATCGTCTATGTCCCGCGACTACGAGCGGCGCGAGGTGCGGATCACCAGCCAGTTCCGCGATCTGGACCGGCCGATCGAGATGCGTGACATGGGCACCGAGGGCAGGTGGATCGGTGGCTACGCCACCGTGTTCATCCCCCGCGAGTCGAAGAACCTCGGCGGGTTCAAAGAGCGTGTCATGCCGACGTTCTTCAACGAGGTGCAGTCGCGCGGCTGGAAGAACATTGACGACGCCACCGGGGTCGTCTGCCGGTATAACCACGACTCGAACATGGTGCTCGGCACGACTGAGGCTGACACGCTGCGGCTCAGCCCGGACCGCATCGGCCTCGACTACATGGTGAAGCCGCCTGAGTCCCGCGCCGACATCCGCGAGCTGGTCGAGCGGCGCGACATCCGGTACTCCAGCTTCGCGTTCCGCTGCCACCCAGGCGGCGACGAGTGGGACTGGCGCGACGGCCTGGCGCTGCGGACCCTGCATTCGGGTGACCTGATCGACGTGGCCCCGGTGCTGACCCCCGGCTACGGCGACACCACCTCGATGCTGCGGGCGTTCGACGCCGCGTTGTACTCGATCGCCGACTATGTCCAGGCTGAGGTCGAAGAGGTGCGGGCATTCGCCGCCGACGACGATCTGCGCAAGTTCTTCGTCCGCAGCGACCGGCCCACTATGCCGGCCGCCGGCCCGCGCAAGGGACTGTTCGGCCCGGCCGCGCTCACGTCGATCCTGCTCCGCCGGCGCGACCAGTGGGACGAAGAGGGGTAGCCGCGCAAGGTGCAGATTGCCTGCTTCTACACCAGCCTGCATCCAGCCTGCAAGGCCACCCTCCCGCCCGGTACAGAGCTGGTGTGGACGGGCCTCGGTGACGACGCCTACTGGAATGAGATCAGCAAGCGGTGGACCGGCTGGGATGACCTGCTGATTATCGAGCACGACATGGAACTCCACGATGAGGTCGTGCCGCAGCTCGAAGCCTGCAAGTCTGACTGGTGCGTGTTCCCGTATGAGTACGGCCCCGGGTGGCCTGACGCGCCGCTGATCACCCAGGCGCTCGGCTGCACTAAGTTCTCCGCCGAACTGCAGCGCGAGTTCCCCACTGAGCAGATCGCCGCGACCGTGTCGAAGGCGGATCACATGCCACCGGAGCCACTGTGGCATTACTGCGATCTGTATATCCGCCGCGCCCTCACCAGGGCGGGCCTGAAGGAATGCCAGCACAGGCCGCTGGTGACCCACCACAGGGGCAGACCGCTGGTGTAGGATCGCCCCAGAGGACGGAGTAGGCCATCCCGTCCAGATAGGCCGCAGGGCCGGGGTAATTCCCCGCCTCCTGGCTGGAGCCCGCCGGGGATCACATCCCTACGGGCTTCGAGGAGGAGCCAGATGGCCAGCGAAGTTACCAAGAGGCTGCGGGACCGGCGTCTCAACGTGTGGGAGCAGTGCAAGGCGCTCGCCGACACTGCCGCCACCGAGAACAGGGCATTTTCGGCAGAAGAGCAGGGTAAGTGGGATGTCCTGAACGAGGAAATGGACACCCTCGACACCCGCATCAAGTCCGCGCTTGACGCTGAGCAGCGCTCCGCCGAGGCCGACCAGGCGTTCAACCGCCTGCACGCCGACGCCGAGGGCAAGAAGATGGCGAAGGACCCGGCCGTCAAGATGCTCAACACCGAGCTGCGCAAGTTCCTGCTCGGCGACAGCCGGGGCAACGCGCCCGGTGGCGCCTTCGAGGTGTCCCGCCCGGACAACAGCCGGATCAACTGGAACTACGGCCCGGTCAACCTGGCCGAAGTCCGCAGGGCCGAGGCCGAGTACCGGACTCTGGTGTCCACGTCTGTCACCTCCGGTGGCAACCTGGTCCCGACCGACTTCTATGACCAGCTGATCGCGCACTTGATAGAAGTCTCGGGAATTCTGCAATGCGGCCCCACCGTGCTAAACACTGCCGGCGGCGAGAACCTGCAGATCCCGAAGACGACCGCGCACTCCTCGGTGAGCGCCGCAGCCGCCCAGACGGCAGCGCTGGCGGCGTCCGACCCCACGTTCGGCCTGATCACCCTCGGTGCCTTCAAGTACGGCATCCTGCTCCAGGTCGCCCGTGAACTGCTGGACGACTCCGGTGTGGACCTCGTCGGCTACCTGGCCATGCAGTCCGGCCGGGCGCTGGGCAACAAGTTTGGTTCCGACCTGGTGACCGGCACCGGCACCACGATGCCGAACGGCCTGATGGCCACCTCCACGGTGGGTGTCACCGGCACCACGACCGGCAAGAGCGGCGCGGCCCAGTACAGCGACCTGGTCAACCTCGAATACTCGGTCATCGCCCCCTACCGTCAGTCGAAGTCCTGCTACTGGCTGGCGAGGGACGCGGCGATCGGCGGGTTCCGGCTGCTGCTCGACGGCCAGTCGCGGCCCATCTGGGAGCCCAGCATGGTTCTCGGGTCGCCTGACCTGCTGCTCGGCAAGCCACTGGTGGCGGACCCGTTCATGCCGGCGGTGGCCACTGGCGCCAAGTCGATCGCGTTCGGCGACTTCAGCCAGTTCTTCGTCCGCATCGTCGGCCCGGTCCGGTTCGAGCGGTCGGACGACTTCCTGTTCGGCACCGACCTGGTTGCCTTCCGGGCGATCATCCGTGGCGACGGCACGCTGGTTGACCAGACCGGCGCGATCAAGACATACCAGGGGCCGGCTACCTAAGTACGTGAGCCCCGCCCGCTCTTCCAAGGGCCTGGCGGGCGGGGTTCATCACCACAGCAGGAGGCTGAGGGATGGCAACTTACGGCAGCAACAGCACCGAGGAGCCGGGCCAGTACCCGACCACGGAGTGGAGCGACTTCGGCCTGCCCGAGCAGAACTTCGGCTCAGGCGCTCCTGGCGGCTCGCCCACCTCCAGCGAGATCGACGTAGGTGCGACGAACGAGCCGGGGCAGTACCCATCGCGGGAGTCCTTCACGGGTGTCGCGCTTGGTGGTACGGGTGCCCCAGGTACGCAGGGTGTCCCGAACGAGGCGGGCACTGGTGAGCCGGCGATCGGTGGCGCGGCTGACACGATCGTGTTCTCCAAGACGACTTTCTACAAGTCGATGTATGAGCCGCAGGGCATGGAGCAGGGCTACGTCACCGAGACCGCGCACGACCAGGTCAGTGGCCCGGCCGACTGGACCCAGGCGAACGACTACGGGTATGCGGCCCCAGCGGAGTACCAGATGCCGGGCGTAGCTGGCAACACGCCCACCCCGGGCAGCGGCCAGTTCCAGACCGGTGCGGGCAATGTGATGTACGGCGGGCGGCTGAACGGCACCGGGCACACCAGCCAGCACCCGTCGTGGTCGGGGCCTGGTACCTGACATGGCGTCCCAGTTCGCACGCGCCGTAGCCAATGCTCAGGCTGGCTACGGCGGGCGCGGGCGGGATGGCTCGTTCCGTGAGGCGCACAGCCAGCAGCACACCGATGCGCTGGACCGGATGGACACCCATGAGCGGCGGCTCGCCGCGCTGGAAGCCCTGGACCCGTCCACCCTCCACGCCACCACGGGGGAGATAGAGAAGCCGGGTCCGCAGAATTTCGTGGAGACGTGATGGAAGATCTCACCGGCAGGTTCATGTCGAACCTGGCCCCGTCATCAATGGGCGCGGGGAACACCACCGCCGACGACCGTAAGTGGTCCATGTCGGCGCCGGGCAGCCAGTCCGTCCTCCCGGTTGCGGACAAGATGGACCACCTGCCGCTCCCCGAGTTCTCCAACAGCACCCCGCTCCCTGTCGTGCACCCGGGCCAGCAGGAGCATGTCCGGTTCACTCACGGGAACCGTGGCAACGGCACCTTTGAAACGATCAGCATCGGCGGAACGTGGAAGGAAGTTTAGCCATGCCCCAGCCCGTCTCGTCGCCCATCACCTCGACGCCGTCTGTGGACGGCCAGCCGTATGACGCCACCGCTGACGGCCCGGTCGGTCCCTGGGTGGCACTCGAAGACAACAGTGGCCCGGCGAGCCTGCAGGGTGGCCGGGTGACCGGCGACTTCGTGGACTCCGCGCCGTGGCGTCAGGTTTAGCGCCTGCCCAGTTCGGTTAGCCGGCGGGTGAACGCCGGGTACCAGTCGATCTCTTCCCAGCCAGGCTGGCGCTGCGTGTCGTAGAGCTGCCTGGTGAACAGCTCATCGACGCCGATGCCCCACTTCTGTACCCAGCGGGCGAAGCATTCGGCGTCGTGGTATGGCCCGTTGAAGTTCTGCCGGGTTTCCAGCACCTCGCCGATCTTCGGTGCGCCACGCCAGAACCGGTCCAGCCCAATGTCGTTGTGACGCATCTGCCAGACGTGCTCGTCGTGGACTGACAGCCGGTCCGGGCAGGTCTGCAGGGCACGCAGCTCGTAGTCGGCTTCGGGGCCGCCGATGGCGCGGAACCGCTCATCGAACCAGCCGGTGGCATTGAACCCGGCGAGTGACTGCAACTGGACCGTGTCGCCGTGCGGGGCGATGTAGGTGTCGTAGGCATCGGTGATCAGTTCGTGCCAGCCGGGCAGTACCACCACGTCGTCTTGTGACATCAGGCACCAGTTGCGGGTCTCGAATGTGTGCCGCATGCACTGGTTCCAGCACCAGGCGATGCTGCCGGTTTCCCATGACTCCCGGAACATGTTCGGCCACCACTTCACCTGCGGGTAGTCGAGCCCGATCCCGCTGTAGTCCACGGTGGGGTCGTTGACGATGACGTTCACCGTCTCAAACGGAAACGAGTCCAGCCAGCCGCTGATCGTGGCGCGCAGCGTGCCCAGCCGCCGGAAGCTCACGATCCACAGGGATATCTCGTCAGGTGTCACGGGTCCAGCCACTCGATCACGGTGCCGTATTCGGGGTGGCCGTGGACTTTCTCCAGGTCATCCCAGCTTGACCAGATCGAGTGCGAGCGGAATTCGGTGCGCCAGCGGACGCAGACGGTCCCATCGCTGAAAACGACACCCTCAAACTGAACTTCATCCGGGGGGGCAGCCGTGCCCTGTTCGTAATATTCAGGCGGCGGATTGGGGCGGTAGCAGTGGAAGCGTCTCATAGCAGCTCCTCCAGCAGGGCGGCACCGCGTGCCACGCACACCTCATCGAGCGGTTCGGCGTGCAGCGGGGCGCAGTTCAGCAGGGACAGGGCGGCGATCACCATCACGTCATGCGGGATCTCACCGCCGAGCCATTCTCCCAGCGCGGCCATATGCTGTGGGCGTACCCGCCAGGGCCTGAAATCGCCCCGCCTGGCCCGCCCCCAGTGGACGATCATCCCGGCCACCAGTTTCGCCAGGTCGTAGCGCCGGTCACCCCAGCGCGTCTTGCCAGCGAAATCTTCCCGCCAGTCGATGCCGGTGAACGCGCCATCGGGGGACACGATCACATTGCCGAGGTTGAAGTCGCCGTGGAACGTGACCGGCCGGCAGCCGCGTTCCAGCTCGCCCCACTTCACGCGGGCCACAGCATGCTGCGCCACCTCACGCAGCCCCGGCCGCAGCATCGCCACCCGGGCGAGCGTCTTCCCCCGGTAGAACCGGTCACAGTCCGGCGCCGGGTTCAGTACCCGTACCGGACGCCACAGGTCACGCTGCGCCCAGTCCAGCAGCCGGGGCACCAGATCAGAGTCACCCTCGGCGGCCTCATAGGCGGGGACGCCCGCCACATACTCGTAGGCGAACATGTGCGGCCGGGTACCGGTCAGCTTCGGCACGGCGGCGGCGATGTCACCCTGCCGCCGGACACGCCTGGCCAGTGAATCCTGATCTTCGCGGAACTTGACCACACGCCCCCGCTCAGGCAGCACATAGGTCACCTCACCCGGCTTGACCCAGTCGTAACCAGAACGGGCCGCGACCGCCCTGGCGTAGGCCGTCTCGTCGCCAATGTCGGTCCAGCTGATCCGCCGTACAGACAGCGAGGCGAACCTGACCAGCTGGTCAAGCCCACCGGTCACCTGCCGCTCCCCGGCGAGCAGGCCCGAGGTGGTGATACCACCCCAGAAAGACGGCAGGTCACGGCGGGTGATCATCGCCAGCCCGGTGTAGGCATCACCCGCCGCTGGACCGGGCACCTTGTCGTAGATCGCATACGCCGCATGGGTGTTCGGGGAAGAGCTGATCCGGCACCAGCGTTCGGGTGCGGTGCCCGCCGGGATGGGCGCGACCCCTGCCCAGGATTCCCCGCCGTGCCACAGCGCTTCATCGGCTGCCCACAGCGTGTCGCACGAGGCGAAGATCAGGTCATCGCCGCCCACTTCACTGCGGGCGGCGAGCAGCGAGGTGCCGGGGCCGCCGCGCGGCTTATCCCAGCCGGGCACGGGGACGAAGGTGATCTTGTGGTCAGGGTGGGCCAGGTCCAGGTAGTCCCGCACCTGCTCAGCGCGGTAGCCGGTGCAGACGATGATCCTCGCGCCAGGCGGGGCCAGGTCTATCTGGTGGGAGATGACAGCCCGGCCGTCGAGCGGCACCAGCGCCTTGTGCAGTGCGTCACCAGCCCGGCCCATCCTGGTGCCAGGACCGGCGGCGAGGATGACGAACGCGGTCATGCCCGGCCGTAATCGTCTTCGAGGCGGGTCGTGTCGGTGTCATCGTCGTAGGTGGACACTTCGAGGTAGGACAGCTCCCCGGTGACCCGGTGCGGCACGCCTGGCCTGATCCGCGCCATGCCGATGTGACGTTCGGCACCCACCTCGATATAGCCGCTGCCGAACAGCACGATCAGCAGCTCGTCCTTGCGCTGATGCTGCTGCAGCGAGGTCCGGGAGCCTCTCGCCACGAACATGTATTTGACCGTGAGGTCGTGACTGGGCGCGTCCAGCCAGTGCATGAACCCCCAGGGGCGCTCTTCGGTGTGGTAATTCTCCATCAGCGCGTCGAGCAGGTTAGCCGTGGGCGATGGCATCGCTGATCGCCTCCCGCACGTAGTTGTCGCTGTGCTTCGCCAGCACCCGCGTCACGGCAGGCGACTCCAGGTGGTAGCGCAGCCCGGCCCGCGACAGCACCAGCCTGGTGCCCTCACCGTCGAACCACCGCCGGTAGTCACCGGAGTAGTAGCCGATGTCGAGAATCTTCTCCCCTTCCTCCGCTGGCAGCAGATGCAGCCAGGCGTCGATCTCGACGTTGGCGAACTCGGGCGCCACGTTGTAGAACCCGGCCAGGTCATAGTTCTGCCGCCCGCCCAGCCAGTCCAGGTTGTGAGCCTTCACCGCCGTCTTGCCATAGGTGAGCGCGATCAGCGTCGCCTCGGCTGCGTCGATCAGGTGCCCGTATTGCCGGTCGGCCCAGATGTGGCCACCGAGCGCGGCGACCGCCGCCGATGGCTGGCATATGTCCAGGGCGTGTCCCAGCAGCTCATCCAGCCACCTCTGACTGTCGCGTTCCCCCCCTACCTCGATGCCGATCCTGTCGCCGTACCGTTCGCACAGCCGCTTCAGCTCGATGCACTGCATTCCCTTGTCCAGGTGGCACACGTCCAGATGCAGCACGTCGAACCCCGCGTCAACGTCAGCATCGAGAGCAAGTAGCCAGTTGTCATCGGGATCGCCGTTCTGGTAAGGGCCACCGTGGTCGCGGACCACGTCAGTCACGCCGCCGGACAGTTTCTTCACCGCCTCCACCAGTGTCTTGCTGGTGTAGCCCGTGTAGCCGGGTGTGAATTCGCCGACCTGCCGCCGCGAGGCGACGATCTGCTCGACCTGCAGCCTCGCTGCCTCTTCCACCACGCGCCGCGACGCCGCACCCACGCACAGTTTCATCGCTTCACCCGCATGGCATCGGCTCCTCGCATTCGCCGCGAGTGGACGGGCAGGATTTCACCGGCCCGCTGCACCAGCACTGGTGTCCCCCCGCATGCCCTTCGTTCAGAACACAGAAATGCTTGAGGGTGTGCCGCACAGACGCGATAGTAGCGCAGGCCACCCACACGGTAGTCTGGCCCGGTGGAAGCCACCGAGCTGGTCATGGTCTGCCCGTCCCGTGGCCGGCCCGGCAACATCGTGGAACTGACGGAAGCCTGGAAGCAGACCGGTGCCCAGGCGCACCTGATGGTCGTGGTGGATGATGACGACCCCGAGCTGGACGCCTACCTGTATCTCGACGTAGATCTGCACATCATCTGCGAGCCCCGCCGTCTCGGGCCGATCCTCAACTCGGTCATGCCCCCGATCGCCCAGCACGGCGGCGCGGTCGGGTTCCTGGGTGATGATCACCGGCCCCGCACTCCCGGCTGGGACAAGGCGCTGGTGGACGCGCTGCCCGGCGTCGCCTACGGCAACGACCTGTTCCAGGGGCGCAATCTGCCGACCGCCGTGGCGATGTCGGCGGGGATCGTGCAGGCGCTGGGATATTTCGTGCCACCAGGGCTGATGCACCTGTACTTCGATGACTTCTGGCTGACCCTCGGGCGCGAGCTGGGCTCCCTCACCTACCTGGAGGATGTGATCATTGAGCACATGCACCCGGTGGCGGGTAAGGCCAGCTGGGACGAGGGATATGTGCGGGCCAACTCGATGGAGCAGTTCAACACCGACTCTGCCGCCTACCAGCGGTTCATGACTACCCAGTGGCCGGGCGACCTGGCCCTGGTGCGGACATCAAGGTGGCGCGAGTGAGTGAGTGGAAACTGTTCGAGGGGGATGCCCCGCACTTCTCTTCGCCGGAATTCTTCGCCGCCCACCCGTGGGTGCCGCCAGAGAATCAGGCTGGCCACGCCCAGCGGCAGGCGATGGTCGGCGGGATGGTCAGTTACATACTCACCCAGCGGCCGGACATCACCTCCCTGACTGACCTTGGCTGCGGCGACGGCAGCCTCCTGCACCTCCTGCGCGGCCTGCCAGTGAAGGCGTGGGGTTACGACCTGGGTGAGGCCAACCTGGAACGGGCCGCCGAACTGGGGCTTGACGTGCGCCGGGGCGACATTTTCAGCGGCCTGGAATACGGGGACATGCTGATCGCCTCCGAAGTGGTGGAGCACCTGGCGCAGCCCGAGGCGTTCCTGCGGGGCCTGCCTGACTGCAAGGCGCTGATCCTGTCATCCCCCTCGGCGGAAACCGGTGAATGGCATTACGAGCATCACGCATGGGCGTGGGACATGCGCGGCTACGCCGATCTGGTGACCCGCTGCGGCTGGCGGGTGCTGGAACACCGTGAATGCGACGGCGGGGTCAACTGGCACGGTGGCGTCACGCGCCCGCAGCGGTTCCAGGCCATCCACGCGCACCGGCCGCCCCGGTGACGCGGGTGCGGCTGCGGCCCGCCTGGAGCCAGGACCAGCTGATGGCGTTCTGCCCCCGGCCCCACGACCACACGCGCTGGCCCGATCACATCGCCAGAGTGGCGGACACGATCCAGCTGGCCCTCGACATGGGCGTCCCCAGCGTCGTCGCCGATCTGGCGTGCGGCGATGCGGCGATCGGGCGGGCGCTCGCCCCGGACAAGCTGATCCTCGGTGATTTCGCGGCCGGCTATGAGATCACCGGCATGATCGAGGACACTATTGACATGATCGGGCACGTCGGCATGTTCATCTGCTCGGAGACAGCTGAGCACCTGGATGACCCCGACGCGATGATGGTGAAGATCCGGGAGAAAGCCGACTCGCTGGTGTTCTCCACCCCGCTCGCCGAGTTCACGCCCATCAACCCGCAGCATTACTGGGGCTGGGACCACGACGGGGTGAGAGAAATGCTGGAAGCCGCCGGCTGGGTGCCGGTAATACAGCGGGATGTGCTGCACCCGCTCGCCCAGTTCCAGCTGTGGGGGTGCCGGTGAACTTCAGCTCACACAATGTCGCCCTGCCAGGCGGGACGCAGACCCTCCCGGGCCAGCTGCTGGTAGCGGAGTCCGGCATATGCCGGGTCGCGCTGAGCGCCCTGGGGCTGGAGTTCGGCTACGGGCCGCGTTCTGATATCAGGGTCGCGGACCTGGGCTGCCTGGAAGGCGGGTTTACCGCCGAGTTCGCCCGCGCCGGGTATGACGCGACCGGCATCGAGGCCAGGCAGGAAAACTATGGCAATGCGGTGTGGCTGAAAGACATCCTCGGGCTGGAGAACCTGCACTTCATCCACGGTGATGTCCGTGAGGTGCTGCCAGGCGTGTCGTTCGACGCCGTGTTCTGCTCTGGCCTGCTCTATCACCTCGATGCACCAGTCGCGTTCCTGAACCTGCTGGGCCAGGTCACCCAGCGCATGCTGATCCTGCACACGCACTTCTCGATGGAAAACGGGCACCCGGAAAGTGTCCACAACCCCACTGGAACTTGGTGTGAGCCCTTCCAGTCACAGCATGAAGGCCGCACCGGGCACTGGTGCCACGAAGAGGACGACCGGTGGGCGAGCTTCGGCAACACCAAATCGTTCTGGCTGTGCAAAGACGACCTGCTGCTCAGCCTCCACGAGGCCGGGTTCACGCGCGTGTCCGAAGTTCGAGGGCCTGACTGGCACAACACGGCACGTTTCACGACAGTCCAGGGGTCGGGCGGCGCCTTCCCCGACCATGGCATGTTCGTGGCGGTCAAGCCGTGAAGGCGCTGGTGACAGGCCATTGCGGCTTCGTCGGCTGGCATTTCAAGACCCGGCTGGAAGCTGATGGCTGGGAGGTGGACGGCTGCGACATCGCCGCCACCAATCAGCGTGACGCCCGGGACCTGTTCCGGCATGCCGTCCGCCGTTACGACCTGGTGGTGCATTGCGCTGCGGTCGTCGGTGGCCGCCACACGATCGAGAACGCGCCGCTCGACCAGGCGGTCAACCTCGAACTCGACGCGGGC